CTTACTATGGCAGAGTGGTGTGACAAGCACGAGATTTTATGGTATAATATAGATACACTTAAGGAGTTGGTTAGTTATGTCTCTGACACTAGAAGAAATTAAGGAGAAGTTGTTGATGTTTTATGATCCTGATGATCTTCTGGAAGCCTTACAGATCTCATCAGAAGAAATACTGGATAGGTTTGAAGACAAACTACTCAGGAAACTGGATAATTTTCACGAGGAACTAGAGGAAGAAGAGGGAGAGTATGCAGAATGAGTGGAACATGACTGAAGAAGATTGTAAAAAGTACGCCAAAGACTGTCAGGAGCTACGCAAGAGCTGGGCAGTTACGTGGGGTGGGCCATTGAACTTTAAATTAACAGCTAAAGATCATCACGATGCTACTCTCATGGGTCAAGATACTGTCAGGCTCTGTGAGATGCAGGGTATTGTCCCTAGGATGAAAGACAAGAAGGGCATGGATACGCGAACTAAAAACAATGTACTCGCGTTCAAGGCAGAGTTTTTATTCGCTCGTTTGTTTAATCTACCTCTGCCTGTTGTAAATGTCTTGTCTGATGGCGGTATAGACTTTTGGTTGGGTGAAACATCAGTAGACGTTAAGTGTAGTTCACACACTGACGGACCCTTAATTTTTGACGATGAAAAAGCCTTTGCCGCTGACTTTGCAGTACTATACGGGGCAACTGATGATCCTAAAGTTTTAAAGCTAAACGGCTGTATTGACAGGAACACTTTCTTTAAAAAAGCCTACAAAAAAGACTTTGGTTACGGAGAAAGATTTGTAATGAGGGCTGACAGTCTAGACCCTATAGAAAAACTATGGAGAGTTTACGTTGAAAAAAATCTGACGGAGAACAACCATGAGCCTTGATAACGCTACGCCAGGAGAGTGGGACAGAGTGTCTAAGACATCTATAGGTAAACTGTATCACCCTAGCGACAAACACAACCCTGTGACACAACCCGATCACTACAACAAGGGAGCGATAGAGGCCATTGAAGCAATCAAGGCGTCCATGCACCCGCAAGAATTTAAGGGCTATCTCAAGGGTAACTGCCTGAAGTACCTCTGGCGTTACGAATACAAGAACGGGATAGAGGATCTAAAGAAAGCACAGGTCTACCTTGGATGGCTCATCAAAGAGGTAGACAAATGAAAGTTATAGACGGCAAGTTTGGTAACAAAAGCGAAGACAAGAAGGAGATCACCACATCAGAGTTTCTGTCGGCGTTTGTAGTCAAAGCACTGCAACACGAGGAGGAGGGACGAAAGGTAAAGGTGGCTGTTGTGATGTACGAAGACGGCGAGATGTTTGAAGTAGCGTCCAACGAGCAGTACCCAGATGGCGTGTACATGCTTCTGCAAATGGCGTCACAGGCAATCATTAACGAAACACTAGGAGTAACAGAATGAGAATAAGCGATGTAAACATACGTAATGCCACCAACGGATTCATACTTGAGTGGTACGATGACGAAAGCAAGATTATGATTTACGACACGATGGACGCACTGATTGCCGCAATTAGAGAACTACTGGAGGACTGATGGACGCATATCAACAGTACATACACAAGAGTCGCTACGCTAGGTACTTGCCAGAGGAGAAGCGTAGGGAGACTTGGGAAGAAACAGTCAGCCGGTACTTAAACTTCTGGGGCGATAAACTCCCAGAGACTTCACGTAAGGAAGCTTACGAGGCTATCCACAACCTAGACGTAATGCCATCCATGCGAGCACTGATGACAGCAGGGGAAGCACTGGAGCGTGACAACGTAGCAGGGTTTAACTGTAGTTACCTACCGATAGATCACCCCAAGGCATTTGACGAACTGATGTACATTCTGCTGTGCGGCACAGGTGTGGGCTTCAGTGTAGAGCGACAGTACGTACAGAAACTACCAGAGGTAGCGGAGACATTTCATGCAACCGATACAGTTATTAATGTGGCGGATTCAAAGATCGGATGGGCGAAATCGTTTAGGGAGTTGGTATCACTGTTGTATTCAGGTCAGATTCCCCAATGGGATACAAGCAGAGTACGACCTTCAGGTGCCCCGCTCAAAGTTTTTGGAGGTAGAGCAAGTGGTCCAGAACCTCTGCTTGAACTGTTCAGATTCACAGTTGAACTCTTTCAAGGCGCGTCTGGCAGAAAGCTTAGCTCCGTTGAGTGCCACGATCTTTGCTGTAAGATTGCTCAAATCGTCGTTGTCGGAGGAGTCAGACGATCAGCCCTCATCAGTCTCAGCAACCTCACAGACGACAGACTCCGACGTTGCAAGCACGGACAGTGGTGGGTAGATAATCCCCAGCGTGGGCTGGCGAACAACTCTGCTTGCTACACAGAGAAACCAGACTTTGAGGCATTTCTAAATGAGTGGACCAGCCTATATGAATCCAGATCAGGAGAGCGAGGAGTATTTAGTAGAGTCGCAAGTCAAAAGCAAGCTTCAAGAAATGAACGAAGAGATGCTACCTTTGATTTCGGAACTAATCCGTGTAGCGAAATCATCCTCCGACCCTACCAATTCTGTAATCTTTCAGAAGTTGTTGTTAGGCCACAGGATACACTCAACAGCCTCAAACGAAAGGTTCGGATTGCGACTATCCTTGGGACTCTTCAGGCTACCCTCACAGACTTCCGATACCTCAGAAATATTTGGAGAGTAAACACGGAAGAGGAGGCGTTGCTAGGGGTATCTCTGACAGGTATCATGGATCACCCGCTGTTGTCAGGCAGAGGAGACAAGAATGAACTCAAGAAGTGGCTCCGAGCTATGCGTCAGGAAGCAATCAAGGTCAACCAGGAATGGGCTAATAAACTGGGAATACAAGCCTCTACAGCTATTACTGCTGTTAAGCCTTCAGGCACTGTTAGTCAGTTGGTTGATTCTGCTAGTGGGATTCATCCTCGTTATTCTGCTCAGTACATACGCAGAGTTAGGGCAGACGCTCGTGACCCACTTTGTGCCGTCCTAGAGGCCGCTGGTGTCCCTGTGGAGGACGATGTGATGTCCCCCAGTACTAGGGTATTCAGCTTTCCTATCGCCTCTCCAGAGGGCGCTGTGACAGCCTCAGACATGGGTGCTATGGAACAGTTAGAACTGTGGGAGATTTACCAAGATGAGTGGTGTGAACACAAGCCGTCCATGACTTGCTACTACCGTGACTCTGAGTTTCTTGAGGTGGGACAGTGGTTGTACAACAAGTTTGACAAGGTAAGTGGTATATCTTTCCTGCCTTACTCAGACCACACGTACCAACAGGCTCCGTATGAACCGGTGGACAAGAAGACGTTCAACCAGCTTGCTAAGGACTTTCCAAAGGAAATATCGTGGGATATAGAAGAGGCCAGCGATATGACTGAGGGGTCACAACAACTGGCCTGCACAGGGAACAACTGTGAACTATGAGAAAAACAGGATAGAGTAACCTCTGTCTTGCTTGGCTACGTCCTCTGGCTTGTCTTTCGGGTCATGGGGCGTAGTCATTCCCATCTGTTGCATCTTACGAACCTTTTCCTTTGACTTCTGGCACATACTGTGGTAGTCGTGGGGTGTGTAAGATACTGTGTGTTTGTCACTGTTGTTATTTTTCATTTTAATTTTCCTGCTGTAAAGCCATTTTAATCAGATTAAACGCTTTTTGGTTTTGTTCTGCCAATCTTTTTGCTTCACTTTTCTTTATGCCCATGCTAACTAAAGCGGCGGCATCGTGTGCCGCACCAAACTTATTGCCGATAGCGGCTGAAGTAATCATAGCCCCTGCTTTTTGTCCCATTTGATATTCAGGTATGCGAGGATCTACGTTAAAGTTTTCTAGCAGTATTTCCCTAAATCTTACAAGGGCTAGCGGATCGTCGCCAAAGGACATACCAAGTTTTCTTAGACCTGATTCTAAATCTGCTAATTCTTGAGACAAACGAGCGCCAGTAACACCAGAACTAGATAAGTTTTGCATAGCGGCACCTACAATATCAGTAACTTTAGCATCTACAAACTTTTGTCCGGGTTGTACGTATCTAGAAAAAGGAGCCATAGTTGAGATAACAGTGCTTAATTCTTGGTTTACCGCCCTGTACTCATCCACTACGCTTAAAGACTGATTTATGCTTTGACGCATTTCCGCTATTGTTCTCTGCATTTGTTGAGAAACACCAGCCTCTGCAAGCGCAGAAGAATCAATTAGCTCATCCAAAATTTTCTTGGCTTGATGCGCTTGTTTTACCGTTGTTACTCCCATATCTGTTTGCTGATTAAAAATAGCAAAAATATCTTCTATGTTCTTTTTTACAGACCCGAAACCTTTTAAATCAAATTTAGTACCTTTTGCCCAGTTTTCGTCTAATTCTATAGTTACTTTACCTGTTGGGCTTTTTCTAACTGTTGGTCGGACACCCGCTTCTGTTAATAAAGACCCAACACCGGACAAAGACTGACCTATATTTATTTGAGTTTTTCCTAGTTCTCCGTCTACGACTGTTTGAAGCCTTTTTCCTAAACCCTTTCGCTTAGACTGTAACGCTGATAAACGGTTTGTAATAGCGGTTCCTATAGGTTTAGTAGTTCTGTTAGACATGGCGGCTACAGGATTTCCTTTGCCTTGTTCAAAAACTCTAGCCATTTGCGTCATTTGGTTACGAGTAGCTTTTGAGCTGTTTGTAATAACGGCAACGTCTCCTTCCATAATTCCGTTGTCCACCAAGGCTTTTCCAACTTTGTCATCTACCAATCTACCTTTTGAGTCTAACTTTACTGTAGCAACAGAAGGCTCGTAACGTAGCTCTGGATCAAGCAACATTTCTTTTTGCGCTTTCCTAACGTCAGCATCAGTAAGTCTACGCATACCGCCAGGAACTAAAGTCACTCCTTTTATGCCAATTAATTCTAAAGCGGTTACCGGAATAGCCGCCGCAACTCCTGCCAAGTCTGGAGATCCTGTAAACTCAAGTGTTTTATCTTGAAGGTACTTACTAGCAGTTTCTATTGTCTCAGACACAGGCGCAAGAGCTTCACCTATTGCTTGTAGGTTTTCTTGAGCGCCTTGCGACCTAGGCGTGTACGTTAGAGCCTCTTGAGTCTGCTCTATATCTCTAACAGCCCTTCTAAAATCCCCGTATGTGCCTATAAACGTTCCTGCTCCTCGCAAACCAGCAAGCGCACTAGCACCTACAGAAGAACCAATGGCTCCTGCTGTCTCAAGAATCTCATCCATTTTTTGCTGGAACGGCCTAGAAACAACAGATCCACGAGGAACTACAGATTCTTTAGTTTCAATGTCAACTGTAGGACTTGGCGAAGATTTAACCGCCTCTTCTTTAAGTTTATCAAGTTTGGCTATTAAATCAGGATCAGTAACAGAACCTGCTTTAGACACGCTTGTTTGTGTTTTTTGCGCCTTTAGCCGATTCAGTTTTTCTATGAGTTCTGGGTCAGTAACAACGGACATTTTAAAGTTCCCCGCCTGTTTTGGGACTAGGACTTAAATTAAAACGATTCTCTTTTGCCGCTTCTTCCAAGTCAATCCATTCTCCGTTAAAATCATAGTATAATTTTCCGTTTTCCTTAAAATATCTATCGCTATCAGGCTCAAGCCCTAGCAAAGAACGCCTAAAGTTTTCATATTGGTGTCTAACTTCTGCTAATTGTTGTTTGAAGTTTTTAGATCCGGGGTCTAAAGCCGCTACAGAAGATTCTAACAGTTTCAATTCAATATTAGAAACTTGCCCCAAAGCTCCTCCTGTTTTTGATCTGTCCCTCATTTTTTGAAGTCTATCAAAAGCAAGATTAGACCTTAAAGTTTGTACATAAGTTTCCATTTGTCTTGCATCAGTTGGAAGAGGAAGCATTTTTGCTATATCATAACCTACTACCCAATACTCATCAGTTAATCCTAGAGCTTTATCAACCGTTTCTAAAACTTGGTCTGTTGCTAAAAGGTCTTGAACAACGTTTTTATCTAGTTGTTCTTCAGTAACAACAGCCTTTAAAACGTCTTTATCACCTGTTTGTATATATTCTATTAAAGATTCAGGGGTTACTGCATCTTTTATAGTACCTAAAGGAAGTAACTCAGCCGCCTCTGAAGGCTCTACGTACTGCCCTGTTTCAGTATTAAAGACCCTGTTTCCGACCACTTTATATTTGTCTCCAAGTTTTTTAGTTGTTACTGACTCGTTAAGTATTTCCATAGCTCTTTCAGGAGACACTTTGTATCCTTCAGCCACGCTAAGATAATTCTGCCTTTTTAAATTACTACGTGAAATATCTTCTTCAGGAGACGCTTGCATCATTCTTGCCATGTTAAACAAGGCTAATTCACCTTTTTGTTGAAGAGCGGTCAAGTCTTTTTCTGTTTGAGTTTCTTGAACACCTGTCAAACGAACAGATTCATCCACCAGCATTTTACCGATGCGTTGCATATTAACATCTGGGCTTGTCATCAGTTCCTGGCCCTTAACTCTTAAGGCATTAGGGTCATTTTGGTTTGCCGCGAGAATCTGCTGGAACTGCTGTTGTGCGCTCTCAGCTTTCTTGCGTTCTTCCCGTGCCGCCATTCCTCCAGCGATGCCCCCAAGCATACCGCCGATTCCCTGCCCAAATTGACTGAAAGCCTGTCCCATTTGTTGTCCTTGCACTGCCCCGCTCCGTGCCAGCATACCGCCTATATCGTAATTTCCAATAGCCATTTTTTAGTCCTCTTAAATCAGCTTGGAGTAGTCAACAGTTAAGTAACCTTGCTCACCACGGGTTACTGCTTCTGGAATAATCTGTTGAACTTCTTGTGCAAGTACACCGTAAGTTGGGGTATCACCCGCAAGCTCTTTGCCTTTTTCAGTCCAATCCCAAGTGTAAAGATTTATTCCGTTGGGCAGTTTACCAACAGGCTCAATGTTTGTTTTCAGAGATACGTCTGAGTACCGTTTAATTAGTTCGCTTATAACATCAGAAGCCCCTGCTCCAATACCACTGAGCAAACCACCAGCACCGCCAAACATACCAGAGTACAAGCTAGCGAGTCCTGCACGTTGGCCTACTTGACCCTGAAGATTTGCCAGAGACGCCTCAAGATTGTACTCACCTTGCTGTCTACGTGCAACATCAGCAAGAGACGCAATGTTGACAGCAGGAGACAACGCAGAGAGCATAGCCGCCTGTGGGATATAAGCTCCCTGAAGCGCACTTAAGCCAAGCTGTTGTTGTCCTTGCTCTAGCCCAAGACCGCCTGTCATCA